AGGTAAGTAACGTATTCCTTTATGATTATTGTGATATTCTAAATGGTCGCTCATAATTTCGTAATGGATTGGCTCTCCGTATGCTGCCATACCCATCGTTATATATTCATCTTCTTGAGGTTTTAATCCTATATATTGAGTAACAGCAGAATAGAATAATCCTATTGAGTAAGGATATTTAAATGATTTGATTTTGGCCATACGAGGTTTGCCGTTCTTAACCCATGCTTTCCAAATAGAAACAGTATCCCATTCACCTATCGAATCGATAACAAGTATATTGCATGAGTCGAACTTTGAAGTGTAAAAACCAGAAGCAGCGTGAGATTCATGGTGATAAAACGAAATGTCGTAATTAATCCTTGACTTCTTTCTTTGTTGACCAGCATACCATTGACGTGTTCGTTTTAACCAGTCTTTTTCAAAGAAGGCAATTTTATCAGCGTATTCAATCTGCGTATAATGCAACCACTTATCGTGTTTGATTCTGCTAATTCTTTCAGAATGATTAGCAGATAAAATTTCACCATCTTTGATTAGAGTAGCTCCAGCATCATGAAAGCCTTCACTTACACCCAGTATTTTCATTTACCAACGCGTTCCAGTAATATATCTAGCTTGGCTTCTATTTCATCACACTTATCTAGGACTTGCTCGAACACAGTTGGCATGTGATCGATTTCAGCTTCTACGCTTGGAAACATACTAACATCTTCTGTATAGTCTATTTCGTCAAGATAATCGTTTCGAGTTTTAAACAATTTAAACATAATAATCTCCTATTGATCTGTCTTATCACACTTGACTATACCGTCACCATGATAAATTTCTTTGAATTCAGAAAGCGAAACTTCACAACCCCATCTGTCATTGTGTCTTGAAATCATGGTATAATTCTTATCCATTGGTTCAGACAATGAAGTTGTGATAACGAATAAAGTCCAATAAATCATCTATTCACTCCCAGTCCAATGTTTACGACTATGAGCTTTTGTAGACAGGGTAGTAAAACGATTTGCGATTCTCTGGATAAATTCATTATCTTCTCTACGAGCCAAGTCGTGTAAAAATATTTCCATTTTAGAATCAATTCTACGAATTTCTGTAGTATCGTATATATCATAGAATTCGAATTCTAACTGTTCTTCAATCATGTTCACATACCCTCTTTCTTAAATCGCTGGAACTAAATCTGTGGTCCCGCTTGTTAAAATATAGATCTATATCTCTTTTACGGCATATATCTTTACCTGTAAACTCTTTATCTCTATACTCTTCTCCTAATATTCTAACATTTATCTGGTATAATGTCAATATATCTTCGACATCTCTTTCTGAAGAGTATGGTATAATCTCATCGACGTATTGTACACCCTTTAATTGCGTGTATCTTTCTACAATAGATTGTACTGGGTTATTCTTATCTGGACGATCTGATGAAGGATCCATTTGCAATCCCACCATCAAATAATCGCATTGTGTTTTAGCTTCGCGTAACATAGCGATATGTCCTGCATGAAGCAAATCAAACGTGCTAAAGGTTATTCCTATCTTATTCGACAAGCTTTAGCCTTTCATTATAACTTTGAACTTCTGCTAAAATAGACAGGTCAGTTCCAGACTTGTAACCAGAAGCTATAATAGCTGCAACATCTTTAGGAAAGCAATGGCCTCCGTAACCGCGATCTTCAGTGACAATTGTATGGCTATCTCCTATGCGTTTATCTGCAGCAACTCCGTTTCTTACTGTTTCATAATCGATACCAGCATTTTCGCACATATCATAGACTTGATTAAAGAAAGCTACTTTACAAGCAAGAAATGAATTTCTTAAATATTTTATCATAATCAATTCTTCAACATCAAATCCGTTTATAATCGTGACTGTTGAATAGGCAAATGTTTTAACCCAGAATTCTGAGTCTCCTCCTATTTGCATAGTATTGTTTGATTTGAAATCTTCAATAGCGTGAGCTGCTCTTAAATATTCTGGAGAGAACGCTATCTTTTCGTAAGGATATGCTCTCTTAATTAAGCGCCAACCTTCTAGGCTTATAGTTGACTTAATTAAGATCGGAGTACCGGGGTTACATTTTTCTATGACATTATATACGTTAGACATATCACACTCACCGTTTTCTCCTTCTGGAGTTGATACGCAGATTATTACTCCATCCGCGTTATCAAATTGTGTGTGAATATCACCGTAGCCCATTGCAGGATCATAGATCGTAACATTATGCTCGTATTCTAACCAAAGAGCGTGAGCTTTTCCCACAAATCCATATCCTGCAATGACTATATTCATTTTTTATAACTCCATTCATAATTTAGCCAGTCTTTAGTATCTTTCAATACTTTACATTTATCACCTTTTTGATCTAATAAAGATCTTGAGACATGCATAATTTGGCTAGACAAATTGTATTCTTTCTTTTGACAGAGATAATGAGAACCAGACGAGCAATGAAACGTATATGTTTCTTTATCTCCTTCAACTCCAATTATATCTTTACTTATTCTCCAATCGTCGCCGTGTTTTAATTTTTCTTCAAAACCAGCGAGTACTCGATAGTGGGTTCCTTCTTCTTCTATTACTTCAATTAGAACCCAACATATCGGCGAATAAGTCCTATCAGACACCTTTCTTCCAATTGTCTTGCCATTTATCAATAAATTCAAGTTTTTGTTCTCGAGTCCATTCCGAAAGATATTCGTTATCTTTATCAAAAAGTTTAAGAATTCGCTCTTCATCTAATATCATTGTATCGATGATTTGCTCTCCAAGAAAATGTTGGGAAAATTCTTTTACTTCTTCGCATGTGACTGAGTCATTAACATACTCAATGACACTCGCTTCTGTCATACTTAATGGGACGCCTTCTTCGGTTTCCATCTTACTTACTGGAATTGCATAGCGCATCCTATGAGTAGAGACAACCGTCGCTACGACGTATCGTTCATCTGACATTATTTTTCTCCTTAGTAATTTATCCATTGAACTTGAGCGTATCTAGCATCAAGCCAATCGCGATATTCTTGTGCATCTAATGCGCAAGTGAAGTATTTATTCACCCACGCTTTGTTGTAATATGCTCTGATTATTATCATATTAATCTTCTCTGTAGAATATATGAGAACCCATACGCGCTACTCTATGCATGGATGGAGCCCAATAAGCTTTCATCCAATGCGCGTGGTAATGTGTTGCACCTTCTGTAATTCCTCGGTATTGATTGCCAAGATACATGTCTCGTGCATATTTACGAGATTTTTCCCATGCGTCATTATCATAAGGTGTATCGTGTTTACCATCGCAATACCAACTAAATTGACATGATTTCTTTCCTGGTTTAAAACCTTGATGAACAACGTCACATACGCTATCAGGAAAGCGCTTACTCATTACTCTATTTAATACAACATCAGAGACTGACATTGCATCAACTAATGATACTGCGTGAGTCTCAAAGTATATATTGAGAGCTAAGCAATTCATTTCTTGTGCTTGATACTCAACAAAGTCTTTTTCTACTTCTTGAGCTGCAAGCTCTTGACCCGTATAGATAAGAGCGCCAAACGCAGCTGTATTAATAGCTACTGCAATAAGAGCTGATGTAATTTTTTTAAACTTCATAGTACTGCCTCATAGTTTATATTATTATAGAATCAGTCTATACTGTTTTCTATAGGTTGTAAACTATTTAGTGACCAAAATTATTTTTTATTTGTGTTAGTACATTCGTAAGTTTAAAGACAATACCAGTCTTCTTTGCTTCATCTGACCAATAACTTTCGTCACCGGTCAGATCTGTTAATACTTCGAGAAGCATCATATTTTGGTTTCTTACTATATCATGCTCTTTATATAGATCGCTAATCTCTCTATTTAAATCTTTAATTTCAAGTCTTAGAACATCTATATTGGCACTACCTGCCCTAACTTTCATCTGGTTTGTACTTATCCCAAAAGGCGTAGTCTACAGCATAAAGGCGTTTAAGAAAATCAATTTGTTCTTCACTAAAATCTTGCTCAAAGATTTCTTTCGTAGTTTGGTTCAGTTTATGTTTAACATTAAAGGTTGAAGAAACATCTTCTTTTTTAACTAAAGTAAACTTTTTAAACTTATTAGTATCAACGAACCAAGCTTGAGGGTGAAAATGATGAAGCTGATGAGATGATCCGATTTTATGCAGATGTTTAAAGAATAAATCTATCTTTTCTTGCTTAGTACATTCACTAAGTTTTTTACCAAACGACGCAAAAATATCTTCACCATAATGATAATAACGTTGTTTTTCTACAAGATAACCGTTAATACATGAAACAAATCTATTAATAGGATCTGAGTAAACTACGATTGGTCTACCTCGTGCTTCATCATATTCGTCTGTATCTCTAAATACTTGACGTCTTTCAGGAAATGATTCTTTAATTGTTACACTACAACTTCTCGGAACTTCAAACCAATTTCTTTCGCCGTCGAGATTATACATCAAAGGGAACTTAAGCTTTTGACACCAAAAACAATCACACTTATTAAACTTAAACTCTTCTTTTATATCAGTAGGAGGCAACAAGAAGTCACGCAGGCTTTCATCTTCGAAAATAATACTAGGTAAGTTTTCTATTCCGTACCTTTTAAGTTTATGATTGATGTTTCCATCTGGTGCTGGTCCTTCTTCAGTTAGATGCATATCCCAATTAGCATAGTCTTGATATCCTTTTACATCTTCCATCCAATCAAAATTATCAAACGCGTGTGCAAAAGAATCTGCTTTTACTTTTCTCATATCAGAATCGCCCATCCAAGCAAAGTGCCAGCCCATATCTTGTATCACACGATTATTGTGTGTTGGCCAACGAATTGGGAGGTGCATAGAACCACAACGGATTTTGTTTACTGAAAACTCCATAATTTGTTTTTTACTCGCAAAGAACATGGCTTTCCACCATACAACTGGACTATCGTCAGTATTATATGCTCTTAAATCGGCACGACCCTGCAGATAAGCTAACGGTATTTTGAGAATAATTTCTTGATGTGCAAGAGCCATTCTTGCAACCCATTTAACATTTTCTGGTCTAATGATTTCATCAGCATCACCGTATAAGAATACATCGTTATCTCTAAAACCAGACATGCCTTCCATTACCGCATCTTTTTGCATTCTTTCTCTTGCACGAGCATATACTGAATCTTCATTATCTTTATTTACACCTGCATTAATCTTATCAATCTTTTCAACTACGATATCTTCACGTTCTGGAATGTGATGTTCGACGTAGATGATTTTTTCCATTGGAAGACCATGCTTCTGGGCAATCTCAAGAAACTTTCTTTGTACTGGTTTACCGCTGTGAGTTTTATCAGACTCAACAATAATAAATTTATCGACTACATCTTTTAAAAGATTAACTCTTAGTTTTAAGAGTTCTTCTCCTGTTGGTGCAAAAAATGGAAAGCAATCTACAATCATTACTTTGTCCTTTCTAGAACGGTTAGGCCGTTATTATTTGTTCTTAATTCTTTAAACTTCCATTCAGGATTTTCGATAACAAAATCGATTATTGATTTAAGTAACCCTTCGCCTGCTATTGGTCGTTTATCCGCAAAGTCTCTCCAGTTTTGTTTTTCATCTCTGCATCCATATGTATGAGTGTCATGGAATACTAAATATTTGTTAGCCTTGTTACCATGTATTTCTAGCTCACGTTTTAATTGAGAACCAGAATGCCACGTATCAATGAACAACAAATCACACTGCTCAATTTCAATATTCAAAACGTTCTCTTTTTCATAAGTTACATCTTTTCCAACAGACTTTGCTCTTGTGAATAGGTTTTGAACTTCTTCGTTTAATTCGATATCGTATGATCTCAAAGATGCGTTAGTATTAAGAAATGCTCTAGTACTAGCACCATCTCTGACACCCATTTCACATATTCTATCACATTCCATTCCTAAAGTATATAGCAATTCGATGTGTTCGTTAATATCAGAGAAAGTGTTCTTTACTCTATTATATTCACCTTCTATAAATTGTACAAAACTCATATGTCTAACCACCTTCTATTGTTTAAAGTCCATTGAACCACTTCATCAATTCTTTCTCTAACTGGTTGTGGAGTCCAACCCATGTTCGCCATACGATCACCGCTAAGAGCATAACGAAGATCATGCCCAGGACGGCTAGAATGGAAATCCATAAATTCATAATTTAATTCCTTCCCTTGAGACTCTGCAATTAATTGAGCTAATTCTAAATTGTTTAATTCTGTCGATCCACAAATATTAAACTTAGGACACTTAATGCCTGTATTGTTTGTCATATCAAGAGTGCGTTCGTTTTCTAATAGGAACAATGTAGCATCTGCAACATCTTCAGCATGAATATAATGACGTGAACCTGGAATTGTTTTTGTTTCATCACTGTGAATAGTTACCGTACCGCCATCTCGTACATTACGAATAGTCATAGGAATAAACTTTTCTGGATGTTGTCTTTGGCCAAATACGTTCATTGTATGGGTAATGTATATTGGCATTTTATATGTATTTTGATAAGCTACTGCGAGTTCTTCTGCTCCAGCTTTAGATGCAGAATAAGGATTAGTACAATTATAACGATCGTATTCATCGTATTTAACACCTTCTGGTGCAGGACCAAATACTTCATCAGTTGAAAAGTACAAGAAACGTTCTAGATTATCTTGTCTTCGACCATAATCTAAAAGGTTTGCAGTACCAACAACGTTATCCATCACAAATTCCATAGGTCTATCAATAGAACGATCTACGTGAGAGCCTGCTGCAAGATGTGCAATGATATCAACAGGACCGATGTCTGCTTCTAGCATCGGGTTAATTTCTGCTTTTAAATCGTGGAAGATTGTGCGGACTCTTTTCCTCTCGGTTGGAGTACGTTCTTGAAGCAAGTCGTGTAAACGATTAAGATTGCCACTATAATCTAAGCGATCTAGTGTTACAATTTCCCAATCTGTTCGCATAAGCACTTGGTTAATTAAATGATGGGCAATAAAGCCACCGCCACCAGTAATTAATATTCTCTTCATTATATACTCCTCATCAATAACATTTTGTAAAAGCAATCACGTGATATCAGAGGTGATTGCCATATTAAGTTTATTTATAATCAGAATTTATATTTGATTGTAGCCTTAATGCTATCATCGATTTCTGATTTTTGACCGGTCCAAGGATTTACTTGGTCTTTTCCTTGATGTAGATATAATCCTAACTCAACTGGTCCTTTAGTATGAATTGCTGCAAGATAGTTATATGTAAATCCTAAGTCGTCGTCTGCAACTCTATGCGCAGTAAACATTATTTCTTTACTATAATTATACATTACACCAAAGTCCATGCGTGTATTCTCAGCGTCTTCCCATCTTTCAATGCCAAGACCTACTGGAACTCCCATGCGATGGAATGATGTGCCAACCGAATAACCATGTTGTGTTTCATCATCTTTCTTAATGCCCATATACGAAACGTCGAGAATACTTACTCGAGCAGTTGCACCGTAATATAGTGAATCGTCTTCAGGATTCCAACCAACTACGCCGCCATATGGCATATCACGCTTTAAACGATATGTATTAAATTCAAACTCGTCGTTGTTTTCCCAACCACCAAAAGTAAGAACTACTTTTTCGTTATGATCAATACGAGAACTTGGTTTTGTAATAATAACAGGTGCACCGATTTTAGATGTTTTTGCAAAACCTAAACGCTGAGCATCTGTTTCACCTACGTATAATCTTGCGTTATTACCGATACCGAGTCCCATTTGCTTTTCAGTAATTGTGTTATCAAGAGATCTGTTCAAAGCATAGTTTGTATCGAACCTTGCTCCAAAACCTGCCCAATTTGCTAAAGGATGATCGATGTCTGTTTCGTAACCACCCATGGCCTCAAAACGAGTATCAACTGTTCCTTCAGTATTTGTGTCGTCAATATAGATTTCAAAAGTGCCGTTAACAAACGGTCCGTTTTTTTCTTCGGGTTGTTCATGTCCACCTGCCATAGCACCTGATGCTATAGTTGTGGCTAAAACCGCACTTAATATTTGTTTCATGTTAACCATATCCTTTACTTTAACCAACCGATTTTTTCACCGGCTTCAATACGACGTTCTGCTTCCGCTTTACTACCTGGGTAACGCCATGCCCAAATAACGATTAGTGCAAACATAATAAACATATACAATGTTGCTTTTATATTTCCCGTACCAAAATACATAAATCCTAATGATGTTGACATTACTGCAACCATTAAATATTTTGCTTTTTGAGGGTAAACTCTTAGTTTAGACCAGTTTTTAACAAATGGACCAAACCTTGGGTGGTTCATAATCCAGTTGTGTAAACGGTCGGAGGACTTGGCAAAACAAAACGTCGCCCCTAAAATAGGTGTACTCCACGGTAGTCCAGGTAGTAATACTCCTAAATAAGCTACGCCTACCAAGAGGATGCCTAATACAAACCAAAAGGCTTTTTTAATCTTAGTCATACTATTATCTTTCTGTGTTTGACCGCTAAAGAAAGCGGCTTGTAATTGATTCATTATAATACATCCCTTAGAGCTGATACCAACTCCATCATCATGTTATCTGTGTGGAATGGAGTCGGAGCAATGCGCAATCTTTCTGTTCCAGCTTCTACAGTTGGTGAGTTGATTGCTTGAATATATATGCCGTATTCGTTAAGTAACCGATCGCTTGCTTCTTTGCATTTAAACGCGTCGTTTACCATTATAGGAACAATATGAGTACATGCATTTTCATGCACTGGTATATTCCTTCTTCTAAGCATTTTCTTAAGCTGCTTAGTTTTTGATTGATGTTTTTCTCTAAGTGATTTGTGATCTTTTACGTAATTTATAGAGGCGATAGCCCCAGCACACAAAACAGGTGAGATGGATGTTGTGAATATAAATCCGCTTGCGACTGATCTAATAGCATCAACAATCGTTTTATTAGCTGCAATATAACCTCCTTGTACACCGAAAGCTTTACCAAGCGTTCCGTTAATTATATCTATATCGTCAGAGTACATGTTTAATTGTTCACAATATCCGCCACCAGTCTCACCATATAAACCTACTGCGTGAACTTCATCAATATAAGTTAACGCGTTATATTTATGCGCCAACGCAACAATATCTTTGATAGGAGATATATCACCGTCCATACTATACACGGACTCGAATACGATTACAGGATTTAATTTTTGTTTAACGACTTTCTTTAACGTTGCTTCTAAATCGTTCATATCGTTATGTTTAAATACTCTTTTTTCACTACGAGAATGTTTTATTCCCATGATTAAAGAAGCATGATTTTTGTTATCTGATATAAAACAGATATTTGGTATGATTCTAGATAAGGCTATTAAAGTCCACTCATTTGCTACATAAGCACTAGAGAAAAGTAATGAAGACTCTGTTTTATGTAAAGATGCTAATTCTCTTTCAAGTGTTACGTGATAGTGAGATGTTCCACCAATATTTCTTGTTCCTCCAGAACCAGCACCGGTTTGATCCAGAGCTGTGTGCATAGCATCAATAACATACTGATTTTGACCCATGCCCAAATAATCATTTGAGCACCAGTTAACTATATTCTTTGGAGCATATTTTCCATACCATATTGAGCGAGGGAAATTCCCCCGCTCTCTCAATATATCGTTAAAGACTCTATATCTTCCGTCTGATTTGTATTCGTCAATCGTGTTTTCAAAGTATTTCATATATTCCATATTATTTTTATGCTTCACACGCTGCGCAATCTGCTGACATAACACGTTTCCTCGTAAGAGATTGTGCTGCTGACATAGAATAAGCATAATATAAACTCTTAACACCCATCTCGTTTGCGTACAAATATAGGGCATTAATATCTTTGACAGTCATATCTGGATCTAACATTAAGTTTAAGCTTTGACTTTGATCAACGTACTGTTGACGAATTGCAGCTTGGTCAATAATAGTATTTGGACTAATCTCTGAGAAAGTTTTAAATACTGCACGTTCGTCTTCAGTTAAGAACTCAAGATGCTGAACAGATCCGTCACGGTTTTTAATTGATTCCCATACATCTGGCGTATCTTGTTCTTTACTAATTAACAATTCTTTTAAATATGGATTGCGAATAGTAACTTTCATTTTCGCTAGATCTTTAACATAAGCGTTAGAGAATTCTGGCTCAATAGATTGTGATACTTGACCAAGGATAAAACTCGATGATTTAGTAGGAGCAATAGCCATTGTTGTGGTATTACGCATTCCATAACCTTCAAGTAATTCTGGTTCACCTAATGTTTTAGCCATTTGACGAGACGCTTCATACGAACGTTCTTGCATTGTTTTAGCAATTTCAAGATTTAGTTGAGCAGCTTCTTTTGACTCAAAGGAAATCATCTTAGACTGTAGATGTGAATGCCATCCTAAAATACCAGCACCAAGTGCACGGTGTTTCAGAGCAAAATCACGAGCACGTTTCATATAGATTTGACCAGCTGTTTTACGAACAAACTCTTCGCATACCGTATCAAGGAACATAGTCAATGTTTCAATCGCATCTGTTTCTTTGATTTCATCCCAATGTAAAACATTAAGAGAAGACAATACGCATGTAAACGTTTCCTCATGTGAAGATGGTAATGCGATTTCAGCACACATATTTGAAGCGTGTACTCTCATATCCTTATCTTTATATACTTGTGGACGACCATCGTTTACGTTATCTGAAAATAGAATATAAGGGAAACCAATTTCAGAACGACGTTGTAGTACCTTTGCCCATAGACGACGTTTGTCTGGATCTCCAGCTTTCATTTCATCAATGAATTTGTTACTAACATTGATGCCAGTTGTTAACCCTTGAATAGGATTACCTTCTGTGCCAATGTCTAGAAACTCGTCAGCGTCTGGGTGTTCAATGTCTTGATATGCAGCAAAGAAACCACGACGTACTGAACCTTGTGATACGACTGAAGCCAAAGTATCGTACATCTGCATGAAGTGCACAGAACCTGAAGATTCACCTGAGTCTCGGATAGGAGCTCCACGGTGTCTGATTGCGCCAAAATAACCTGATGTACCACCACCATTTTTCATCAACATGCCATTTTCTGCATGGCCGAATAAGATTGCTGACATGCTATCATCGATGTACGATCCAAAACATGATACTGGCAACCCACGTTCTTTACCATAGTTTGCCCAAATAGGGGATGCTAGGGAATAAAAACCACGACTCATGTAGTCATAAAATTTATCAGAAAAGCCGTCATAAGAAGCTTTACCTGCTTTTGTTTTTGCCATATCCTTAAGGTACCATTCAGCTTTATCAGCAATGAAACGGATACGGTCTTGCGGCTTTTCTTTTTCTTCTAGATAACCGCGCGACAAAAATGTCTTGGAGTCATCATTTAGCCAATAGAATTTTTTGTATTTTCTCATAATATACTTCCTTAAAATAAATCGTCTTCAGTGAATGCCTTTGTCTTCTTAGAATAAGCGGTCGAACGCTTGACAAAGAAATCAACATTTTTGGTACTTAGGATTTCTTCTACGAACCATTCAGTACTTGCAATTGCTTCTTCATCAACCTCGTACAAAGGCTTCATATCAATAGCTTTTAACGATTGATTAAAGCGATGCTTAAGGAATTCTTTCACTGTTGCTTTGGGTAAAAAGTCTAAATCATGCTCGGCATAAATCCAATCAACGATTGCAGACTCGGCTTTGAACGCATCACGGCAAAGACGATTAACTTCGTTATTACTATCTTTATCGAACCATTCTGGGTTTTCTTCACGGATAATATTTACAAGCTCAAATCCGAAACGAGCGTGGATATCTTCTTCTTTTGATGTTGCTTCAACTGCATTTGAAATACCTTTAAGAACATTCTTGTGTTTATTGAAAGCCATCATAATTAAGAACTGAGAGAATAAAGATACGTTTTCAACAAACATAGAGAATAGAATGATTTTGTGGAAATAGTCTTTATCATCTGCAGGAGAACCAATTGATTGCTCTAAATAAGCAATACGCTTTTTCATCGCAGGTACTTCTACTACTTTTTCAAACTCTTCATTAAGACCCATAATCTCGATTAAGTTTGAATATGCATCGGCATGACGAACTTCTGATTCGCCAAATGTAATACCAACTGCCGCGATTTCAGGTTTAGGAAATCTATCGCCAATTTTAGCCCAGAAAGTTTTAACTGCAACTTCAATTTGAGAGATAGCCAACATGGCTTTCTTTACGATTTCGACTTCTTCTGGTTTCATACGGACCTTCATGTCTTGAATATCAGCTGAATAATTAAACTCAGTGTGTACCCAATATGAATGACGAATAGCGTCAGTATATTCTACTAGTTGAGGATACTCGTATGGCTTTAAGCTTGTGCGCTTACGAAAGATGTCTGGTTTGTTGTTAAAACGAAATAGGATATACTCACGAGCTAAATCGTGTAAACCCATATCCATTATAACATTCTCTACTGTTTTATGGATAGTATCAACATTTACAATAACATCATTTGATTCTAGATTGATAGTTTCTACGACTTCAGAAGTAATCTCACTTGATAAGTTTTTACTTCTAATTCCAATACCTTTCATAGCTTTTTCTACGGCTGCTGTAATCTTGTCTTTATCGAAATCTTTTGTAGTTCCGTCACGTTTTGTTACATAATTAACCGGTCTTAATAGTTCTATTACATTTGAAATTGGTTGCGTATTCTCTAACATCATAGGCGCCTCTTTGTTTAAAAGTGTAAAGTAGTACGCATCACAAAACTATGCAACGTTTACTACTTTTATTTGGAATTCTACCAATGAGTCTATCAATTGGTAGGTGTATTTATCAACTACGGTACCACATATGTGGTAATATGTCAATCTTTTTGAATAAAAGCGCCGATGCTTGGGAATATTTTTGTGATGGCTTCGGCACAAGCAATAGCAATTTCCATATGTTCTTGTTGTGTTCCATTAGACGAACGTAGTTCAATATAATGGATCCACGAACGAATAGAACCTTGCATATATAAACGACTTGGTGTATTACCTTCAGGTAAAATAGCACGAGCCTGTTCTTTTGCGATACCATTTTCAATAGCCCACGCATATGATTTCATTGCTTCGTTCCAAACATTTCGTTGATGAACTTCCCAAGCCATATGCAGAGATACATCGTCAGTCATAACGCTGTTTTGCCGATTTTTTGGATCTTGTAATCTAGCTTTACGAACAACCATTTTACTATCTAGGTCACGGATATCAGCATAGCGTTGGCTAAACTCTTGGAATGCAAATGAACGATGACGTAACATTTGGCGAGCGATATCACGGGTTGTTTCAATTTCCATAGTAGCATTAGCCATTTCAAACGGTGACCAATGAGCATGTTTAGCAAGATATGACAATAGCTTAGGAGCTGTTTCTTGGTTTAATTGGTTCGATGGGTTTGATACTCTTGCGCAGTACGCGATTAAATCTTGTACGTCGTCCAAACCAATGATTTCATCTTTGGATGGTTGTGAATATGCGATTAGTCTAGCTTTCATTTTTAATCCTTCAAGTTTTGCGCCATGCGGCTAATTTTAATTCGGCTGTTAAACCATAGTACGTATTTTCTTCTATTATTCTTTCAGGATTTAATCCTGCTAGAAACATTTCGTTTATATCTTTACCATCTATATCAGATGGCCAAATACAAACTTTATGGCCGTTCTTAATAACCTTCTCCATGCGATTGCATATCTCTTTATTTCTAGGCTCTGCATCAAAGACATATACAGCGTTATCGTTAGCAGAATTACTATTACCTTCAGCACCATTCATAGATATTGCATTTGATAAGAAGAAACTGTCAATAGCGCCTTCTACAATATAATATATTTGGGTTTGATCTACTTTATCTAAACCAAATATCTTTGGTCTATCTTCAAACATTATAGTTATATATCTGATACCTTCAGGATCAAATCCACGCGCTGAGACACCAAAACAATTACCGCGTTCGTCTAGAAACGGAATGATTAAACGAGGTTCGTCGTGCTTTACACTTTGAAACTTACCAGGAATAATTTCATTAATCCATGTTTTAAACTTACGCGCAAAATATAAACGGTAATGATGTGATGGTGGAATTTTACGTTGATTGATATAACGCTTTATAGGATGATCATGTTTAAGCTGACTTACCTTTTTAATTTTGGCAAGAGGATTTGTTTTGTTAAAAACAGGAGCCTTAGTCTTAAACTTATCATCGTCTTGTTTGGTATCCTTAATAGTATTATTAGCTTTACCTACAAACTTATCAGCTACGTAATCATTGTATAATTGCATATCTTGGCCTTTAAGGAAATATGAAAATCCTTGAGAAGCATTACAATTATGACAATAGAATGAGAATTTGTTGTCTCGTTCTAACAACCAAGCGCGTGCCTTTGAGCGTGACTTTTGAGAGTCACCACAGATAGGACAACGAAAGTTGATTTTATACGGATTAGTATGTTTTATCTTAAACTGATCTAGACGACCAGAAAGCATTTGAGCATATTGTATGTCTACAAAATCTACCATTATAAATTGATTCCATGTTGCGTGATAATAACATTATACGCCGGAATCTGTCAGATGTACACAACTTAATTAAAAAGATATGGCCAATTAATTCGCGCGACAAGAAGAACGATTACCCCGCCAATACCCATCATATAGTATTTCCAATTTTCTAGGGCATTAACTTTTTTATTCTGATCGTTGATACGAGAATGCAAACCACGTTCCATTACTTCAAGCTTTTCAAGTATTTCTTTATTACTCATAGCTCGTTTTTCAGCGTTGTGCTGCGCAAGTTTTTCATGGTCTCCACGAGACGATCGTCTGTATTCTTCTAACCTATCGCTCAATACTTGTAAACGTAAATCTTCATTACGTCTAGTTTCGTCAACCGTACGTTCAATTTCTTCTAACTTTTCTTTTGTAAAAGCGATTACTTCTGACTGGACAGCAACGTTTTTACTAAGGTCGACCATAAGTTCCATTGATGATTCAACCTTGTTAAAGAACTTTTGGATTTGTTTGATATCACTTTGTATTAGGCGTATATCTGTTTCCCAATTAGTTTGTTCTTTTGACAATATATTATTCCTTTAATGCCTTTTGATAACGGAGGCTAGTGGCGAACTCCATGATTATAATATAATCACACTAGAAATGATATATCTATATTTATGAATATTGGGCTGGTTGGTTCAACAAAATAGACTTTTTTATAGCATAACTGCTATTCTTACTGGTCATACTGAGATTCGTATATGCCTATGATTTTCTTTTGTTGTTGAATGTATGCTCTTAAATCTGCAAGATTCAAAGCTATATCTCCATAACCTTTATCCGTTAAACCAAATATTGCCTTATCTTCAGATTTTAGTTTTGCGAATACTTCATCTACATTTTCTGGAGTTACAATTATAAATTCTATTTCTCTCATAGTTAATTGAGGAGGATTAGGAACAATTGGTTTAGATGGTTTAACGTATTCTGTTTCAGTTATTATTTTCGGCGGTGGTTCCACTATCGGATTTGATGAGCACGCCGCTAGCGATAAGATCATCGTAAACCCAAGGACACTCGCTATTAAACGCTTTTGCATTTTTAGCTTTCCTTTCATTATCTGTTAGTTCAGCTCCTGATTCCAATTCAAAACATCTAAAAGCTTTCTTAGAAGCTCCGTTAACGACCCTTTCTACTAATGTAGGCTTAGCAGCAGCTAATGCTCCTAAATCGTGGTCACCTAAGCGTTTTTGCAATTGATTTTTCTGTGCGTTAATTTCGCTGAATGATTTTTGCAACTCATCATATTGCTCTCTTTGACGTTCAAAGTTTGCTTGCATGTCAGCAATTGTTGCTAAGTTCTTTTCATTAACTTGAGCAATCTGATCTACTTGTGCTGTCAATGTGGCATTATATTGTACAAGTTCTACAATTTTGGCTTGGGTGGATTTGTAGTAGACTGCACCGCCTCCACCCATTGCCATGATTATAATGCCTAAATATAAGAATGATGGCATATTTTTAGATCAACGACTTACTCGTCGTCATCCTCGTCGTCATCATCATCTTCATCTTCGTCTTCATCATCTTCGTCTTCGTCGTCAGCTTTTGCTTCCATAGCTTTTTTATATTTTTCTTCTAAAGCCAAAGCGATACGATTGCTAATTTCTTCGCTGAACGTGTTATTGACTTCAACTGCATCGCCTTCGATTGCAGCTGCAATAATTTTTTCTAATGACATTTTACTGCCTCCTTTGTTTAAACTATATTCTATTTATACTAACTAAACATTTTAGCTTGAGTTGCTGGTCCAACAATACCATCTGCAGTTAAACCGTTCATCTTTTGCCATTTCTTTACGGCAGTAAGAGTTCCAAATCCAAAATCACCATCAGCTGTTACGCCAATAGCCTTTTGCATCTTTTTAACATCATCACCTTGCATACCTTTACGTAGAGTGCGTACTGCATTTGTAGATGTTTTCTTGGGGGCTGGTGCTTTACCGCCAAGGATTGCTAATGCTTCATCCCAACGACGATTACGGTCATCTAAACCAATAGTACCGCCATTAATTTTTTTAGTTAACCCTTTATTATCGCCTTTATCTGCCCATTTTTCTAACTTATTTGTAGACCAAAACCAACAAGCAGACTCAATAGCGCCCTTAGGCGTTGAAACATACTCAGCCGCTTCTTCGGCTGTCATATCTACTGTATTTGCGAATTGTGTGTAATTATTTCTGCCTGTAAGCTGCTTGATACCTCGACCCCTAAAGAGCCAGCCATCGCCGGGATTAACGTTTCCCAAGGCTCCTCGTTTGGACCTAAACTCATCTTGATAGACGTAGTTTGCAATTTTTTCTTGGTTTCTAGCGTAGTCTTTTGCATTTCTTTTACCCTTTCCAAAGTAACGACCAAACACTGAGTTTAATGCTTTTTCTGAATAATTAAGATTTTCTACTAAACGGGTAAAGTCTAATGACTCATGCGCACACTGAGCCATGAAGCCAGCGATACGATTGTTTGTATTGATTTCATATTTTTCAAACATAGGAACTGCTGCTTCATACCAAGCTTCAGGATTTTTATTTGAAGGAATCATTGCACTGAATTGTTCTAACGTAATCATGTTTTATCTCCAATAATGTCTCTTAGTCTTTTATTTTTTGAAGAACTATTCTTTGACGTCCATTTCTTTTGTCCTGCTTTAGACATATGGCCACCATCCATTCCGGCGATATTACCACCACCTACATTATTAACTGGTTCTTCATCCATAGCACTTAGCTTTGCAGCAATTGCCATCTTACGTTTTTTCTCTTTTGATTTACCTTTAAACTGAGGAGCGTCTGAGTCTTGAAAGTCGTCTATCCAAGCACCCATATCATCACTCTTTTTCAACTTTTCGTTGACATTTTCAGCTAACACAGTATAATGGTTATACCTACTAGAAAATAATTCCATAGATTCTTGTAGTTGTTCATCACTTATGTCTTCAGTAAGAGTTGATTCATCTGTGAACACTTTATATTCTTTAATGAGGAATAACGCAGCTGCGTATGTAGCAAATCTAGAACTACCACCAGGCACTTTAGCTAGGAGTTTCTTTAGATTTGCTATCATTCTATCAAATATACCCCACGCCTTTCTCTGACGAGAGTTAGTAAATTCTTTTGATTTAATTAAGACATTACCCTTATCATCAATGATGCCGAGTTTATGTGCTTCCCATTTATTAAATGGTGTAGCTAAACGTCTTATAAATTGATAGACTAAAAATAGATCTACTACCATTTGTTAAATTCCTCTAAGCTTTTCGCTTATACTTATATCTGAAATAATATTATCTTTACTAAGCATAATATCATCATATTCTATTACCGAAGGCATAAAGTTTAAATACTCTACGAACGGCTTTAAATACTCGTGATAGTCATGTAGCTTCATAAAGAGCATGTTAGTTGCTTCAGGTCCAAAAATATTATATATGACGATCAAGTGGTTCAAAATCAACCTTTCTTTCAAATCATTATCTTGTCTATATCTACCAAAAAGTTTACGTAAATATTGAAATCTTTTCAAGTCCTCATCGAATTCGATTATATCAGTACAATTAGGATTGTCGTAATACTTCGAAGCAAATAACAGAAAGGTTGATTCTGTTAATTTCATTTTGTTTATGCGTCAGCTACAATCGCGTCTTCAACAGCTGTATCACCAGTAACACCTAAGTCGCCAGCAGCAACTGCGGTTACTTTCATCGGTACCAAGCATTCTGCATAATGACGGCTATTTGATGTATGATACAACCACCAGCCTGGACCAGTAATACCTTTAGCGCGGTTAGATGCAATGCCTGCCTCTGTAAGGTCGACAAAGATTGCGTTATCGCGATCGTTTGATTTGTTTGTGTTTGATGCAGCATCTTCCAACCATTTTGGTACGGAAGCTAGTGCATCTGTTTTTCCCCATAGTGCCATTGTTGTTCTCCTAGTTTGGGTTAATTAATAGTTTGTGACCTGGTCTTTATCGCCACCAGCTTTCGTAACTAATTTCTTAGTAGCTCTCATAATACCTTTTTTACGCTTAGACGTATTCTGGAAATCAGAAGCATCATCAGAAGCTTTATTAATATAAGTTCCTAACTTTTCAGGTGATAATTCGTCAAGCTGTTCTGTTTCTTCGTTTTTCTTTTTACGCATCATAGCAAAATCGTCACCGTCAATGTCTCCATCGTTATCTTTATCTAACGCCTTTTGTCCACCAGAAAGTTTCTTTTTACTTTCTTCTAATTCGTTAATGAATGTACTAAACCGTTTCATTTTGATTTCCTTTTTGTATGTTTACTGATAGTATTTATAAAAAAATTACCATTTGACCTTATCAGCCCAATATGCGGCTGACATTTTCCCTTTAGCGATGTTTTTACCGTGGCGAGCCTTAAACGACTTACGTTTTGCTTTCATTTTATCAGACTCACCCTTTTTAGGATCACCAGCTGTACTTGCACCTTGCTGACCAAATCGAATTGTTTTAACTTTGTCACCATCTTTAGCAACAACAATATGACTTTTAGTAGGATGAGAAGGAGTACCTTTGGCTTTATTAAAACCGGCTACACCAGCGTTCTTTAAACGTGGATCTTTTTCTTCAGTATATAATTCACTAATATATGTTTTAAAAGTTTTCATCTAATATCTCTCTAGTGATCGTAATGCTTGCCATTATCGTGTTGACTATGGACTTTAAAGTGGTGTACTGTATAGCCGTCGGATGTTTTATGTGATTTAACATGTTTTAATTTAGTTCCAGCTGGAAGAACTGTTTCTTTTTCAGGATGGTTGGACTGTTGGCGTGCGCCTTCGCCGTCTATATGAACGGCTTTAGTTTTCTTATCGGCGTGAATTGCAAGAATATGTCCGCTTCCAAATTCTTTTGCTGATTTATGATCATGTGATGTAGACATATGAGCTGGGTTGTGAATTATACCTTTTGGATGTTTTGCAGCTGCTGCACCAAAGTCGTGATGTGAACCGTGATACAAAGTTATTTTTTTACCAAGAGGTTTAGAATGTTTATGGATTGTGTGATGCACATGGGCTTCGCTATTGCGAATATGTTTTTGCTCGTGACGATCAGGAAATTCACTGTGGTCATCCCAATGCGAATGGTCCATTTTATGTATTTTGTGCTCGTGAGCAGCTTTTTTACTGTAGCCTTTGTGATGATCAGGACTTAATCCTTTTTTATGCTGACTTATTAAATGCTCATTCATTTCTGAAGAGTTACGTTTAAAATGACCGAAAGCTTCACTCTCATGATTGTCATCATGTGCGCGAGAAGAATGGTTTGATAGATGTTCACTGTGATCTGTTTTATTATGACTCGCAGCGTGATCAGCTAAAGATTTTTCATGATCTGCTTTAACGCCAAAAGCTTTTTTAACTTTTTTTATTATAGATTCGTTAGTATCTTTTTTCTTTTCTTTTTCTTTTTTCCTGTCGAATGAAGTATCATGAGCAACAAAAACGTTTCCATCTTTATCTTTATCAAAGCCAGGTGTAGCCTTATCTTCTTGTTCTGCTATATATTGTTTAAAAGTTATCATTTTTTTACCTTAGAAGCTAAGTCTTTATCAGCTCCTCCCCAAGTACCAGAAGACTTTGTAATGAAAGAATTTACCCTAGCATGACCCCATTGTTGTGGAGTTGTGCCAGGTTTATGTCCAGTACGCCATGCCGCAACACCTCTATTATATACTTTACGCAAAATACCTGCGGCCATACCCGATTTTTTTGCTTTATCTGCTAAAGATTTACCTGCAGCGTCTTCTCCTAAGAAATCAAACTCTTCGTTTGTAAAACCCATTGCGCGTGCTTTCTTTGTATGCTTTGACTCTTTAGTCTTAGCATCTTTATCTCCTGGAGCAGGTTTATAAGCAGCTGGATTACCATCATCCATCTTTGCGCCTTTTTCAAAATGACGTTCTCTGTCATCTTTTTGTTTTTTAGGAATGCCTTTATAGTAACTAGCGTTTTCTGTAAACTGAATAAATCTTTTCATACTTTCACCACGTCGTTTGGGGTTCTAAAATTCTTTTTGCGCATAATAGTTTTATGCGTAATCTCAAATTCACCTTTGTTATAATGAATAACAATAGGCAAATTTAAATCTGTATCAATATCTTTTAAAACAGCTTGCACATCAGGCCCTAACTGTTTAATTGATTTGCCTTTTCTCTTAGCAATCTTTTTAAACAGTTTCTGAAGCTCTGCTATCTTAATCTCTGGTTTGTTTCTTGGATCATTCATCCTATCTGCGAAATGTCTAGAAAACTCGATATCGATATTGTACTTATTAAGCAGTTTATCACCAAATTTTTCTAAATCAGTAATCTGTCTCTGAGTTACTCTTTCGCAAAAAAGCTTAAATCTTAACATTTATTAACTCTTTTCTGACTTCATATAATCTCTTGCGGTATCAATATAATCAGTGGCCTTAGTAATTTTGCCTTGAACCCATTCTGGTAGATTATCATCATCGCCTAGCATATTAGACAATTCAGTTGCAGCATCTATCATAGTGCGCAAAGATGTCTTAGCCATGCTTCCTTCTTGATCGTATTCACCAGGATTTTGGTCTTTTGCTTCTAAGAATGACTTAAACTTTTTCATGAAGTAGCTCCTGATTTAGTTGGCTTTACCGGTGCATTAGCTCTTTCTCTTGCTTTAGCTTTTGCAGCATCGTATCTTGCTTTCATCTTAGTAAGTCTTTCACGATCTTTATTCTTTTGTTCGGCTTTTTTAGCTTTTTTCTCAGCTGCGTCTGCTCTCCCTGCTACAGATGCTCTTCTGATACCCTTACCGGCTAGGCGTGTTCCACCTACAACTGTTTTAGCAGCGCCTTTAAATACGCCTGATAAAGCTGATCCAACAATACCTTCATCTACATCTTCTTTAGGTACACAATCTGGTACCATCTTATCGCCTTTTTTCTTCATTCCTACTTGTTTATGAGTATCCCAACAAGCTTCGTCAACTGCGTTGCAATTACAATGCTCACAAGTTGGTGGGCAATCGCAATCTTCTCTTTTAACGTCGGAACCACAACATTTATCTGAGCAATGAGTATCTCTTGCTTCAATAACAAATTGTTTAAAACTAAGCATTGGGAGTGTCCTTTTTAAATCTATTAACTAATTTATCAGTACCTTGTTCTCCTGCACCAGCTTCTTCGCCGTAATTAGCTTTTAATGATTTATTTGAGCCGTATCCGTCACCCTTATCTTTATTAAGTCTATCTCTTAAAGCTTTTAAATCAGCCTTTAGTTTAGGTTCATCACCAACTTTTCTAAGTCCTGACTTAGTAATAGACTTAACAGAAATATCCATCTCGTCTACCTGGGCTTCATTTTTCTTATCATTTCTCGATGCCCATACTGCTTTACGTTGAGCATCTGAAGCATATTTCTCATTCGTATTTTTCTTTGAGCGTTCTTTATCCATCATTGCTTTAATCTTAAGAAGTTTATCTTTATCGCTATCTGTCACATCTGGTCTTTTTGTAAAAGCAGTTTGTCCATCAGGAATAGTAGCTTCTTTTTGTAAAGCCTTTCTTAACTTATCGGCAGCTCTTGTATTATACAGTCTGTCGCCTTCTCTGCGTTTTTTCATAGTCTTAAGTTCAGGAGAATGATCAGCTCTATTGCCGTCTTTATCTTTACCTCTAAGAATTTTAGCAGCTGCAGAGTTTGCTGCACGATCTGCACTGTAATCAGCTTTCTTTTTATAGCTCATCATTGTTTCAGGCGATAACTCGTCAAGTTGTGCTTCACCAATGTACTCATCTCCAGCAACATATCCTGGCCGGTTGTTTGCAGCCGGTTTTGGTTTAACTTTAGTAGGATTTCTTTTGGTTGTAGTAATAGATTTAATGCTTGTTGGCTTAGGGTCCATATGCTTTGGTTGACGTACACCGTTTGTTGACTCTTTCATTCCGTGCTTTTTTCTGAAATCAGCTAAATCTTTTTCAGCTTCTGCCGATCTTTTCTTTGCAGCTTCTGCATCTTTAACATTGTCGGAATGCATTTTATTTACATCCATTCCTTTTCTTTTTAGTTCTTGAGAAAATCTTGCACGACCAAATGCTTCGTTTTTAGCAACAATGTTTAACAAAGATCTTTGAGTTGCTGCTTCTTCCACGTCATTTTTTTCTATTTCTTTATCAACTACGGTTTTACGACGCTTAAATTTTCTTTCGCTGTCTTTTGGTATTTCACCAATTTCTTTTTTATCTTTAATCTTTTCGTTTGCGAGATCTGCTAAATCAGCTGCTTCTTTCTTAGGCATACGTGCTGCAAGATCAGTCGTCGATACACTGGTTTTTCCTTTAGCATTACGTTCCTTTTCTTGTCGTTTCTTTGCCATCGCTGTGGCCTTTTGAACGTCAGCAATCGATAGCTCTTTGATCTCTTCTTTTTCCTTTTTAACTGGTGCGTCTTTTGACATGGAACCTGACTTAACTACGCCTGAGTTTTTAATTTTATTAATTAACTTTAGCCTTGTGTTTTCTTTAAAGCTTTGCATATCTTCTCGTCCTTGTTCGCTACTAACGTAATCTTCTGTTGTTTCTAATAAATTGAGGATCTCATCAAAATCATCAACACTTTCTTCCATTTTAGGTTTATACATTCTAAAACGTTTATCGAATTTTGGTTTGTTATCTTTATCAAGAAGCATATGAGGACGCTTGCCTTGTCTTTGACCCCACATTGTTGCTTCATTTAAATTATTATCTACCATGCTTGATAAAGAAACAGACTCTTTCTTAGCATGTGTTTTTCTTGCGCGTTCAGCAGTTTTGACACTTGGCAATAACTTACGAGCCATAGCATTCAATCTAGATGCTGGTAACTTAGAAATTCTTTTATCGATGACTATCTTTTCACCAGCGCTCATTTCAGCATATCTTTTATTTTTAGCGAATTTGGCTTTTAAATTGCGTATAGCTTGTTTACGTGCTCTCTTTTTAAGTATTTCGACTGATGCCATTCTGCGGGCAGCTTTTTCTCTACCTCTTTTAATCTTAAAACGATTTTTACGCATTGTAATACCGCGTGCACGTCTTTGCATTCTGGTTAAAAGAGCCTCGTTAGTCTCTTCTTTTTCATCCAATGTAGGTTCTACATCTATATATTTTGAACTGTCAAAATTCTTAGAATTTTTCTTTTTAGATTTTTCATCTGTTTTAACGTCTTTATCATCAGCCATGAGAGCAATCCTATTGTATTGAGATTTATTTCTATTTATAATATTTATGAAAAGAGGGTATAAATTCATAATTAGTATGAGAACTTTCTTGCCATATGGTAGATTCCCTTAACCATCCTATAGCTGGTGTAGGTGATGCTATAGTTAAAGGCATTGCAGTTCTGCGCTGTCTTCTAATAAAATAATCATTATCTATTGCGCTATGAACACCTTGTATGCTCAATTCATTGAGCAAGAACTTAGCAGTTCTTTTAGTTATTGCATAAGCGTGAGCTCCTTCGTGCCCGTCAATTCTTATTAAATCATTAGGAACACCAGCAGATTTGTGATCGTATCTATCTTTATCTTTAACTTTGTAACCAAGAACAACGATAGTATTTTCTGGTATTTGTATAGTTACTGGTTGTAACATAACTGCGTCATGTTCTAAAACTATACCTACATCGTGGTCAGACTTAGCAATTTTCTGCCATATCGCAAAATGACCAGCTGTAGCACACATAGCTTTATGGCCAGTAGAAGGGTTATCGATGTGACTGTATGTTTCTACAGGTAAACCAGGGATATTTAAAGTATTAAAAGCCATCTTTCCAGACATGTTTTGAAACCCGTTAAAATACTCCCAATCAAGTCCTATATTGTTGCAGCTATCAGAACAAACTTTAGCATATTCATTCGATGTTTGAGTATCAATCTTTAATATGTAAGCTTTCATACATAAGTCTCTTCTAATAATTCATTATACAACTTAACATCTGAACCAAAGAATTTGTTTAAATTATCAGTGGCAAACTCGTTAAACTTTATTTCGTTATCTCTGTTTTTTCTAAAGTCTGTCTTATGCTGTGGTAACATATGTGTTACCGATAAGTCTAATTCTCGCATTAATTGACTTAAATCATTATGAAAGTTTTGATACAACCAATACTCTCCTACAATTTTGTTATCGATTTTTAAAAAAGATGATTGTAATATACCAGAGTTAGGTTCACCTATAAAAGGACCGTTTGATGTCCAATCGTTGTATTGTTCAATGCTCGCTTGAGAACCAGGTTGTTTCCATTTTTTATAAAAGTAGTAAAAACTTTTTTGTCTATCGACTGGATCTCTTATAACACAAATAGAACGATATGATAATGCCTGTTCTTTCGTAATAATATTATTATCAATTATATCTTGCAAAGTAAAATGATAAAATTTGAAATGAGTTTTATATCTATTAATAATATCCTGACTCAATGTTCCTTTTATATTACTATCTTCTACTGGCGTGTATATAGCATCAGGATCGGGAATGTTTTTAATAAAAAACTCTGATAAGCTGCTACTAGCGGTTTTCGGAGATCTTAAAAATATCAATTTATATTTGTGAGATATGTACATTATAAACCCTTATCATATGTTATACTATTTGCATGGCCGGTTGATCCCCATTTATGATCGGCATAAACCTTATCAGGTCCATCATATCTTTTAGCTCCGCCAATGTAAAACAAAGGAATGAAGTAATGACTGGGCCATACTGTAAGTTGATGCATCCAATGCGGAACATGACGAGCTAAGAATAGATTTCCAGTTGATCTAAAAGGTTCTGGGCTTAATTCGTTTGGTGTTAATATATGTAATGTATCTATGACATGTTTTACGAAAGCATTACCTGGATTACATGCCATAATAGGTTGAATAAAGTTTTGTCTTCCTTTTTCATTTTCATAACAAGAATAAGCATGATCTTTTGGTGAAGTAAACAACTCATCAGTATTTTCTAAGCAAGTCATATCAGCTTCTGGCCAAAAGCCACCTCTTTCATATAACAATTCATATCTTATTAAGTCTGATACTCCTGGCCACTTTTGCATTGCATAGTAACGATCAATTAAATGTTGGTTATGCCATTTACGATTATGAAGCATACTATCATCAAATATAGAATATTCCCAGTCAGGATGTTTATCTCGCCAAGTGTGCATCCATGTAAGCGGAGCAGGCTTAGGTCCTATCCAAATCTGTGTCAGCTTCTTTTCAATATTCACTTTTGCACCCACCAAATAAAATCATCTTCAACGTTCCAAGAGTTTTCACCGTAAAATTCTGTAACTGCTTTTTGTACAGTAGGGAAATGAATATCATGTCCAAATACAATACCACCTTCTCGTACTTTACTATCCCACGCTTTAATATCACGCAAACAACCTTCATATCCATGATCAGCATCGATGAATACAAAATCTAATGAACCATCATAAACCGTCTTAGCAGCTTCTGTGGTATAGTCTTTAATTATATCAGTTCTATCTGGGTGTTTTATTGAAAATTCTCTCATATCGTCATAATATGCGTTATGATTCCAAGCATGACCATGTTCGCCTGGAGTCCACTTTTCTGGACCATTATTTTCTGGTTGTGGCTCGTATAAATCTACACCGATTAAATGTAAATTCGGACAATTATTAATTAAATATTTGTAGTTAACGCCATCGTGAACTCCTAGTTCTGCGCCTCTTCTCCAACCGTTAGTATTTACGAATCTTGCTAATGTTTGCCACCTATAAACATTACCGCCATCATTACCTCTATCACGTATTCTTCCCATAATATTTCTCCGTTGAATCAAAAAAAGGTAGACAACTTAATGCCTACCCTTTATTTATACGGATTTATAAAGTTATTACTTTCCGCCTTTTTTCTTCTCACCTTTAGGCTTTACGTAAGTGTGGTCTGGATCGATCATAGGTCAGCCATTATTTCTTTAAGTCTTTTCTTTGACTTGCCTTTAATCTTTTTACCTGGAACAGATAAACCATCTCCGCCATCACCTACAACGACAATAGCAATCATGCCCATTGTTTTATGTGGTGAACATTGATACAAATATACACCAGGTGTATTGAACTGCATCTCAACTACTTTATTTAATTTTGATTTCTTAGGCAACTTCCATCCGTCTGGTCCTGCAATAAATTCTACGTTATGACCTTTTGATGTTGGTATCCATGTGATAATCTCACCCACTTCGATACGTGTAATATCTTGTGAGTAAACCATCTTAGCGCCATCGTCGCGCTTGTTTAACATTTCGATTGTTACGTCTGCGTTTGCTGCGCTCACTGTAAATACTGCGGCGAAGACTGCTAAATAAAAATAAAGTGTTTTCATATTATATCCTAACTTGTTTTATACATGTTGTGTTTGAATTCTGAGATTTCATCAGCTTTATCATACATACCCATTTCTCTCAACTGCTTAATACTCATGCAGTAACTTCTATATTCCATTAATTTCATAAATCGTTTAAACATTACGTTTCCTCTTTGTTACAGCTTCTTACAGTCGAAGTATGATTTTTCTAACTGTACTGGTACACCGCCTTGTGCGATACACGCTTCTTTCCATGTGGGTTCTTTAAACTTAGTAATCACTGCATAAAACCCAAATGCTATGCATATTAATATTAGAGATGTCATTACCACAAACATATAGAAACCTAATTTCTGTACTACTTGCGCTGAGATCTCGAGGTGTTGTTCACCAACCATTAGATCGCAAACATTAATAATAATGCTACTAAGAATGCAAAGATTCCTAATGCTTCTGCAAATGCGACTCCTACAAACATTGTACCAGTATCCGGCTTCTTAGGCATTACTTTAAGTACACTACCAACAATCATTCCTACTGCGATGGCTGCGCCACCCATACCAAATGTTGCTAACCCTGCGCCAATTAATGCGCCCATTGTTGCTATATCACCAGTCATTATTTACTCTCCAACATTAATCTTCTTGCTTCTTCTACATATCCTTGACGATATAATTCACTTGCAGCTCTTGCTCTACCTGCTGACTCACCGAATGCCCATAGGAACATTCCAAGAGCAACTAAGCCTTTTGCTAATAATCTAAAAATTCTTGGCATTCTTACTGGTTGTTCACCTGCGATTTCCATTATACAAAACCTTTTAAGTTAGAGTTAGTTGATGCATATGGTAAAGTATCGCGTTTACGAT